CCAGATCTCGCCGGCGCATGGCTTCGGGAACGGCGCGGCCGCATGCCCCGACGCCCAATCGAGCGCGGCCTGGGCGTCCGTCAGATCACGCTGCGCGCGGTCCCTGGCTTCGCCATGCAATTCGCGCGAGCTGTACGCGGCGACGACGTCGCGCCGCTCGGTCAGGTCTGCGATCTCATCCGGCTCGCAATAGAGGCGCAGGAGCCGCTCGTCGGCGTCGACCGCCCGGGCGAGCGTGGGGCTGGTCATCTCAGTCGACGACCTCGGCCATCTGCTGCGGTCCATTGAGCAGTCGTCGAACGTGGCGCGGCGTGCGGTCGATTCGGCTGGCGATCGCCGGGACGGTCAAGCCCTGCCCGAGCAGTTGGCGTGCTCGAGTCGCGAGGTCGGTCGCAACAGGCGCCGGCGTGTATGGCTCGAACAGGCCGGGGAAGCTCCGGACCAGCGCGTGGCCGGCCGGGATGATCTGGCCCTTCTGGATCGTTCCGTGCTGCGCGAGCGGCTCGTCGACCGCCCAGAATTCGCGCGTCGAGACGAAGGCCGCGGGCGGTGCCTTCGGATCGTCGAACGTCACGTCGGCGGGATCCTTCGGCGCGCCCGGCGGCTGGAGCTGGACCGAGATCAGGCCGGAGTGGACGAGTCGGCTCATGTCGCTCGACATGACGGCGTCGACGACGCTCGCGGGCTCGAAGCCTTCCTTGACGAGGGCGACGATGGCCTGGGCGTTCTTCGCGAGGATGTCGGCCTGGTCGGTGACGTCTGAGCGCAGGAACGCGATCTCGCGGTCGTCGTACCACAGGCGCGAGCCTGGCGGTGCCGGAATGATCGCCTCGAGCGAGCCGGCCATGTCGCCCCACAGCGGCCGCAGCGTCGCGTCGCCGACCAGCCGTGCCGCCATGCCGAAGTTGCCGGCGTTGAGCGAGCTGCCCTGGAGACCTTCGCTCAGGGCGACGACGACCGGGTGCATGCCCGTCAGCGTGGCGATGCGCGACTCGGCGCGGCCCTGGATGGCGGCGTAGTCCATCTGCTGGAAGTTCAGCCCGACGGGCGTCGACTCGATGCCGGCGCCGAGGAACAGCGTTCGGTACGCCCTCGTCGCGCCCTTGTGTTCCTGCTCGAACAGATCGATCCACTCGAGCGCCTTGTCGCGGCTCATGTTGGCCGGAAACTTCAGCGCCAGGTTCGGCGTCGCTGCGTGCTGGAAGAACGAGAGCTTGTGCGCGGTCGAGCTGTTGTCGGCCATGATCTCGCGCAGGCCGGCGGTCAGCAGGCTGATGCCGCGGTTGCGGGCGAGCGGATCCTTGGTCGGCGCGAAGTGCGCGACTTCCTCGGCCAGGAACGTGACCGGCTGCGCGCCCGACGACATGCCGCCGGGCCAGTAGCCGAACCCGATCACCTCGGCGTCGGGATCCCACGTGCCCAGGTCGGGGTGCGGCGAGCCGTAGGCGATGAGCGTCCAGTCCGGGCGCAGCCGGCGGATCTTGTCGGGCCGCTTCAGGAGGAAGCCATTGCCGCCCATGTCGGCGTCGAGGATCGCGCTCTGCAGCAGGTCGCGGGTCGTCTTGCCCGGCTCGGGCCGCTCGAGCACTCGGAGGTCCGGCGTGCCGAAGAGATTGCCGGGCCGGCCGTTGCGCATCTGCTGAAACTGGAACCGGACCTCGGCGAAGAGCCGCGCGCGCATCGAGAGGCAGGCGAAGACCACGCTGTTGCGGAGGTATGACCCTGCGACCATGCCGGTGAAGGTGACGTCGGCCGGCTCGTGTTCCTTGGGCATCGTCGTCTGCAACAGGAGCGGCAGCGAGTCGAGGCCCCACAGCCCAGCCCAGTCGTCGAAGGTGTCAATGCCGAGCGCGCGGCGATTCGGAGTGGGTGCGATCGAGTGAATCAGCGCGGCCACGTAAGCCTCCCGAGCTTGGTTGGGTCGAGCAGGACGCCGGCCACGATCAGCGCGCTGGCCGCGATGAGTGCCGCCGGGAGGTAGATCAGTGCGATGCCGGCCAGGAGCAGCGCCGTCGCGAGCGCGAGCAGCGACCAGGTCAGAGCCGTGCGACGCTTCGCCCGGATGGCGGCCGCGGCCCTCGTGCGCCGGCTCGGCTTCGGCTCGACGGTCTTTTGCTCGTCGCTCATCAGTCCGCCAGCTGGTCGATTGCGATCTGTCGGTTGGCCTGGGCCGCGGCGCGAGTCGTGTCGCGAGCCAGGGCCTGCACGTCGGCGCCAACAGTGGCGTCAGCCGTCAGGGCCAGAAACGCCAGCGTGAAGTCCGCCTGCGTTTTCACTATCTCCCACGCGCGTCGGCGCGACTCGAGCGCTGCCTCGATCTGCTGGCGCTCCAGCTCGGTGATCATCGGGCGATCACCCAGGGCGTAACGACCTCGACCGGGTGCGTGATCATCCGGGCGATCGCCATGTTCAGTCCGGCGATGCCGTCGATGCGCTCCGAGCTCTTGGACTTCGATGGCTTCTGATTGCCCTGGGCGTCGGTCTCGACTTCGACGTTCGAGGCCATCCAGCGCAGGATCGGGTGGCCGCCGTGGAGCAGCTTGCCCTCGATCAGCAGCTTGTCCATCTCGCGCCAGCCCGGGCTCAGGCCGGCGTGCGTCTGCGGGATGGCGACCATTGTCGCGCCGTCCTGCGCGAGCTCGGTGGCGATCTGGGTCGCGTTCCACTTGTCGTAGCCGATCTCGTCGAGCTGCCAGGTTGCCGCGTCGGTCTTGATCGTCTCGCGCACGAAGGCGTAGTCGGTCGTTTCGCCGGGCGTCGCGATCAGCCAGCCGTCGTTGGCCCACTGGGCGTATGGGACCCCGTCGTGCGAGCTGCGCTGCTGGATCCCTTCCTCAGGACAGAAGAAGCGGCACACGACGGCGACCTGGTCGTCGTCGACGCGGAAGACGTAGATGTCCGCGGTCAGGTCCAGGACCGAGCCGAGGTCCAGCCCGCCGTAGCCCAGCAGGCCCTTCGGCGCGCGGCGCTGGACCCACTCGTCGTAGCTTTCCTGCTCGCCGGCGTCGTTGGTCAGCAGGTCGGTGCCCTCGTCCCAGACGTCGAGGTCGATGCCCTTCGCGCCGACCTTGGTCGGGACGTTCATGCGGAGCTGGAGGAAGCCTGCCAGCCGCGCCGGCGAGCGCTTCGCCTTCGCGGCCTGGTCGCGCAAGTAGTCGATCGACACCGACACGCCGAGGTTCGGGTTCGACTTGGGCCAGTTGGCTTCGTCGAAGGGATCGTCGTCGTGAGCGGCGCCGTCGAGCGTCGTGTCGAGCGTGTAGATGAGGACCAGCATCGAGTCGTCGGTCGCTCGGCCCTGGACGACCGCCAGCGCGTCGGCACGCTCGTCCGCCCAGACCGACACGCGCTTTTTGCCGGCCGTCGTGATCTTCCAGAGCATCGGCTGGCGGCGCGCGCTCATCGAGGTCTCGATGTTGTCGATCGCGTCGCGGTCGTCGATCACGTGGAGCTCGTCGATCACTCCGCCGTGGGCGTTGATGCCCTGCTCGGCCTCGCCTGACTCGCGGCCCAGCGGGCGGAAGAAGGAGTTGGACGACTCGTCGAGCAGGGTCAGCGCGAAGGCCCGGATCCGGCGCGCGAGACTGGGCGACTTGCCGATCATCGCCTTCGAGTCGTTCCAGACGAAGCGCGCCTGGTCGCGCTTCGTGGCGATGCTGTAGACCTCGGCGCCGGGCTCGCCGTCGAAGAACGCGAGCAGGATCGCGATGCCGGCGGCCAGCAGCGTCTTGCCGTTCTTCTTCGCGACCTCGAGGTAGACCTCGCGGAAGCGGCGCGTGCCGTCCTCGCGCTTCCAGCCGAACGCGGCGCCGACGACGAATTGCTCCCAGGCCTCGAGCTCGATCGACTGGCCGGCCCACTCGCCCTTGTAGTGGCGCAGGACCATCGGGAAGAAGTCGATCGCGTGCTGCGCGGCCGCGGCGTCGAAGTGCAGCCCGCGAGCAGCTCCGGAGGCGAGGTCGGCGAGGTGTCGCTCGCAGGCCTTGCGGACCAGGATGCCGGTCACGATCCGGCCGGCGACGACGTCGAGCGCGTAGCCGGTGACGGGATCCGGCGGCGTCGGCGGGTTCATCTTCCGGCGCGCCCTGGTCGCGAGTGCGACGGTCATTCGACGTGCCCGACGTGGAATTGCTTGCAGTCCGGGCAGAGGTAGGCGTGATTCGGTCCGTCGGCGAGACGCTTCTTCCCGGTCTGCCGCGCGACCCGCTCGGCGCGGGCGCGCGACTCGTAGCGCCGCTTCACCTTGCCGGCTCGCGTCAGGCAGTCGCTCTCGAAGCTCATGCCCGTCCCTTCGTGAGCCATGCGTCCAGCGGATCGGCTCCGGCGTCGGGCAGCTGCAGGCCTGCTCGAGCGGATGGCGTCAGGCCGAGCTCGCGTGCCATCGCTCGCGCCAGGACCGCGTTATCGCGGACGATCTGGTGGACGGGGTTCTTGACGAGCTCGCCGCGGCGGGCACCACGGACCAGCGGGCCGGTGTCCTGGTACAGCTTCTGCGCCGTGATGTAGCGGTCGACCGCCTCGCAGTAGATGCGCAGCGTGTCGCGGTCGGCGTCGGTGATCACTCTGTTCTGGCCGTAGGCCGTCATCACGCGGCGCCACACGACCTTCGCGCCGGCGCTCATGTCGGTCGGCATGACCGGCGCGCCGCCGCCCTTCGGCTCGCGCTTGTTCAGCCGCTCCGAGCGCCGTTCGCCGTGGAGGAGCTTGAGGTTCGTCGGCATCTTGCCCGGGCCTCGGTCACCCATCGAGCCTGACCGCCTTCGCGCCGGTGAACGCCTGCCAGCGCTCGATCGTCAGCTGGACGTAGTGCGGCTCGAGCTCGATCGCGTAGGCGCGCCGGCCGAGCTGCTCGCAGGCCATCAGCGTGGATCCGGACCCGCTGAATGGATCGAGCACGATGTCGCCTGGGCCGCTCGAGTTCGTCAGCGCGCGGCGCGGGATCTCGACCGGCTTCTGTGTCGGGTGCAGCGGCTTGTGGTCGCGGCCGATGAACCAGGCGTCTGATTCCGCTCCGGGCTGCCCGAGCTCGAGCGTCTCGTCCTGGTCGATTCGGATCGTCCGGACCTTGCGGCCCTTCGGCGGTGTCGGCGTCATCCAGAGCTGCCGACCGGCGCCGTCGGTCAGGAGTACTCCGTTGCCGATCGTGGCGCCCTTGCCGGTGCCGGCGCGGCCGTCGACGAGCCAGACCGTCTGCTGATCGCGCGCTCCGAAGAACGCCGGCGACTGGCCCGCGCGGTGGGCGTAGAAGCAGGGCTCGTGGGCCTGCTGGTAGTCGGCGTGGCCGAGCGTCGGGCTCGGCTTGACCCAGATCAGGTACTGGCGCTCGAGCAGCCCGGCGCGCTTCATGGCCAGGCTGAATTCGTCGCGGTTCGCGGAGGCGTGCCAGATGTAGAACGCGGCGGTCGGGTCGCTGTTCTCGACCAGCCGGGTGAATGCGACGGCCAGGAAGTCGAGCAGTCCGTCGCCCGTCAGCTCGTCATTGGCGATCGCGTCGTGTTTGCCGCTCGAGCTCTCGTAGCTGACCCCGTATGGCGGGTCGGTGTGGACGAGTGCGGCGCGCTGGCCGGCCATCAGCCGGGCCCATGTCGCGCGATCGAGCGCGTCGCCGCAGAGCAGCCGGTGATCGCCGAGCTGCCACAGGTCTCCGGGCTTGACGTAGATCGTGCCGCCCATGACCGGCATCGAGTCGGGATCCGTCGCGCCGGTGTCGGGCTCGTCGTCGACGCGGAGCAGCGCGCGGAGTGCGGCGTCGTCGACCACCATGCCGGCAACATCGTCGACGGCCACGCCCGGGTCGAGGAGGCGCTGCGCCGCAAGGAGCCGAGCGTGCCGGTCCTGTACTT